CCTGTAACCCAAAATATACGGCCCCAGCTCGGCCATGCCGGCCTGCTGCAGCAACTGAATGGCGCGACCGGATTGGTTGGAGATGTCGCCGATCAGCGCCTGGTTCGGCCCGTAATTGTCCAACTCAGCGATGGCATTTTCCATCAACTTCAATTGGCCCGCGAAGTCGAACGACTGGTCGTCGCTCTTGATGCCTTCTTCGGGCGTGCGCGCATTGGTCACAATCACGCCGTCCGGCCGCGACCACTCCTGGCGCACCCGCTCGATGTCGCCGACGCTGCCCTGCGTCATGATCAGGCGCCGGCTGTTCGCCGTGAACAGCGCCCTCGAGCGCCGCGCGTTGTACTCATCCTGCGCCGAGCGCATGTTGCGCACGAACCCGTAGCGGTCGCCGTCGTGGTCGACGTTGCAGGAAAACATGATGTAGCGGCAGATCGGCTTCAGCTTCTCGTCAAACAGATAGCTCTCGCCACTGTCGAGGATCATGCTGCCGGTGAACATCGTCCAGCACCAGCGCCCCTTGTGCAGATACCAGCAGTCGACCAGGCGGACGAGCTGCTTGCCGCCCTCCATCATGAACCACTTGCTTTCCCGATCGGGGTTCGTGGTCAGGTCGCTGGTGTTCTCGCTCGTCGCCGCCAGTTCCTCGGCATGGTCGGGAAACAGATCCTGCGCCGCCTCGAGGTCGAGCCACTTCGCCTCGCCCATGTAGCGCGCGTCGGAAAGATCGCCGCGATACGATCGCGGATCATAGAAGAAGCTATCCACCTCAACCGGATTAAAATCGACGTCGTAATTGCCTAGATGATCCTGCTCGCCCAACTCGATCACGATGCCGGAAAGCCCTTCCACGGCAGCGTCCAGCGCCACCTCGGGCGCCTTCGCGTTCCAGTTGCCGATATCGAGCACCGCGCGGATCACCGCGGTCGCCAGCTCGGCGCCCTCCTGGTGCTTCGGCGTGCGGGGATATGCCTTCGGGTCTTGCTTGAGCCGATCGATCAGCCCGACCACGCCGTTCAATTTCCTCGCGATGCGATTGAACGTCACCACCGGCTGCTTGCGCTTGTTCAGTTCCTTGATCTGCGCGTCGGTCCAGTGCGCGCCGTGATAGTAGCGCCGCGCGTTCTTCTGCTCGCTGATTTCTTCCTGCTTGTTGTCTAAATATGAAGAATAGGCTTTCCGACACTTTTCCAATGACCAATATTCAACCTTCTCAGATACAGCAGAACCGCCAACTTTCTGGGGCAATCCGCTGGTCGAGTAATCCGTAAATGTTGCTGGCATCATTCGCCTCTAGCGAAGTCGCCGTGGCGCTGACGCGCTGCAGCTAAATATGCGGCATGAGCTTCTTCAGGCGTGTCAAACGAACCAATATGCTTTGTTTTATATCCACCGAGATAGGCGCGCCATTTAGACCCGCTCGCTATCACACCCTTGAAACCTGACCGACTATTCACCTTGCACTTGGCGTTCGCCATGTTCTGCGAACGTGTCGCTTCGCGCAGGTTGCTAATGCGATTATCGCCAACATCTCGGTTGATGTGGTCAATGTGCTCTGCCGGCCATTTGCCATGAACATACAGCCAGGCAAGGCGATGCGCGCGATAGAGGACAAGGTCGATGCGAATGACGATGTAGCCATTCAACATTTTACCGCCGGCAACAGCGCCAGCCTTGACCTTCGGTCGGCCATACCGCCAATAAAAAAGACCCGTCTCCGGGTCATATGAAAGCACATCCTTCAGGCGTTCTAGCGTTAGCTTCTCTACAGCCACGGCTGTGCTGCCGGTGCCTGCGAACGGTGCCCCGGTTGAGTAGCCTGGTGATGCTGGCATTAGTGCTTGGTGGCCTTTCGAGCTTCGGCTTCCAACCTCTGATCCTCTGCCCTCAGATCATCAATCGTAACCACGGCAGCTCTCGCATAGTCGCGCACAATGCGCAGTCTACGTAAATCGGATTCGTCCATGTAAGGACTAAACGCTTTCTTTTTGTCCATCACATCACCCGGTCAACTTCGCCTCGCCTATCCGGCGAAGTGCTGCTGCAATGCGTGTTTCTCTGTACCGCCTGCAATCAAGCTCGATCGCAGCCAAGACATCGGCCGGAATGTCTGCGATCTGCAAATTGAGAGACTTCAGTTCCGCCTCTTTCCGCGCCTTGGTGCGAAGATACGACTCGCGCGCACGCTTTGCCTTATCGGCAAACCACAAGGCTCGCGCCCCATCAAAATCAACTTTAACCAGTTCACGAAATTCCGCTCGCTTCACACTATCACCCAATCAGCGAAAGATGGTTCGCGCGCACTTCGCTCTCATGGCTGCGATAGCCGCTTGCGTTCTCCGGCTTCGGCGCCGTCGTCGGTCGCTCGCCCGACATCATTCGATCCAGTAGCTGACCAATAAGGCCAATAGCGTCAACACAATCATCATGCTTGCCGGCGGGAAAAGATAATAGCTCCGACCGGAAGGCTGGATACCAGGATGCGTGTGTCGGGACATACAAACCATCCAGTGCCATGCGGCCTCGCATCGATTGCGCCCTCACGGCTTTATCGCCCCGCGTCGGGAATTGCTCGCGGTAGACCCACGCTTTCCGCTCGCGCTGGCGCCGATCGATCCACGGCCCGACACCGCTTTTGATTTGGCCTGTTTCTTCCGCCCAGCCGATCGGTTTGTGTTCGATGACGAGGTCGCAGAAGGCTTCAACCCATACGTCGCTCGATGCCTGCTTGCGCCACACATCGAGCAGATACATTCGCCCTTCCGGATCAATCCCAACGACTGCATGGACCGTATAATCCCCGCCATCACTAGTCGTTGCGTAGTCGGATCCACCGTAAACTCTAAGCGTTCCGGCGGCTGGTGCTTTGTCATAGGGCTTCAACCAGTCGACTTTGAAATAATCGCCGTCATCAGGCGCCGGCCGCTGTTGATAGAGCGCAGACCAAAACCGTGCCTGCGAATTTCGCTTGATGCGCTCGAGTGCTTCGATCGGATAAGCATCTGGCCAGAGTGCTTCGCCTTGCTCATTGATTGCCTGCAGCTCGACCACTTCCCACTTGTCGCCGCCGGCCGCTTGCTGCGCCAGCAGAGCGCCACATAAATCATCTTCGTGCATGCGGTGATTGATGACGATAATTTTCCCGCCGGGCATCAACCGATTGTACGCCGTGCCCGTGTACCAATCCCAGACGTTCTTTCGAGTGAGTTCAGAAAGAGCATCCTGCATGCTCGCATAAGGATCATCGATAAGCATACAATCAGCACCGCGGCCAAGCACGCTGCCACCAATGCCGAGTGCATAATAAATACCGCCGCTGCTAGTATGCCACTTGCCTTTTGCCTGGCTGTCTTCAGCGAGTTTTGTATCTTCGAAAATCGCTTTGTATTCCGCACTGTCGATCGTGTTGCGTACAGCGCGGCCAAAATCACTTGCGAGTCCTTCCGTTGCGGAGACGGAGAGAAACTGTTTGTCGGGTTGTCGTCCGAGATACCAAGCGGGAAAGCGATGCGATGCCAGTTCTGATTTGCCGTGCCGTGGCGGCACCAGCAACATCAGCCGATCGATCTCACCGCGTTCGACGCGCTCGAGTTGTTCAGCAATTTTGCGATGATGTGGAGCGGTGCGATAGCGAGAGAACGTGTACTCAGTGAACGCTATCAGGTTCTCCTGCGCGTCCACTCTCCCGAGCAACTCGTTCTCGATCTGCTCGATGTTCTCGAATGGCAGTAACGAGGTCACTGATATTCCAGTCTGTTGAATCGCGTTTGACGTTCACGATGCTTTCTTGCGTCGGCTTGCCGTCGAGCCGATCAGCGACGGCCATTGCGGCACTGAGGCCGGTAGCGTCAGGCTTTTGCGCCAGTGTAATCAGGTTTCGCGCGATTGCGCGCAGGGCTTTGTGGTCTGCGCCTGCGGCGGCGATTTCCATTCGGAGTGCTTCGCCGAACGGTTTTGTGGAGGTTTCGACTGCGCGGCCGAGCGGATTGCCCGATTTGCCCTTAACCCAGGCTGGATTAGCCATTTGCTGGTAAAACCTATCTGATTGATTCCCCAATGGAACCGTGGTGACAAGTTACATTAAGAAACGCCGCTAACCCCATGAAAATACCCGCCTTTTGACGGGCGGGTGTGTGTGCACACCGGACACGAAGCTATTTGGGAAGTCAATACTGTACCAAGGTACAATACGGTGCAGTGGCTGCAACGCGGGAATGTTATTTCGAGCTCCATTGATCATAACCATCAAGGGTTGTGAACATTTTTGTACACAATTTGTACAATTCGTTTCTGTTCTGTTCCAACGCCAGAAATATTAGCGATTAGCCGTCATTAATTTTTCTGGGATTTGTTCTGCCCACCTGTCAGCCTGATCATTGCCATGGGTTTTGCCTGCCACTTGGCGAAGTGAATACGGCCGCGATCCGGCTCGATGACGGTATGGTCTGCGCCCCACCCGACCGAGCAGGTTGAGCTTGGGACCGAGCGCGCCTCCCTGAATAGCCCTACAGTCTCTTTGGTGTCACCGCCCATGCGTTGGATTTGCCGGCAGGCATCCAACAGCGGTTGGCGCGAGCGACCGCCCAATCCGTACCGCGGGCACGTCCAGCGCCATATGCCGCGGCGGTTTACCTCTTCGCCCAATTCAACCCTGATCATCGGCGCCGCTCCGACCAGAAGGCTGACAGGGCCGAGAGGCCGCGGTTGAGGTCGACGAGCTGGGCGTGCCCGGCGGGCATGGTTGCCTGCTCGCAGATGGCGACCACGGCGCGCATGGGGGCGGCGCCGGCGTGTTTGAGCATTTCGAGGGCGGCGAGGTACTGGTGCAGGGTGTGGGCGTGCTGCTGGGCTTCTCGCAGTCCTGCGGGGCTATCGGGGTCAGGGGGTTGACCTCCGGCGGGGTCGAGGTTGGCGGATCGAGGGGGTCTGGGCCCCTGTGTCGCCGCGGAGTAGTCGCGGGCGAGGGTTGCCCATCGGATCCCGGCAGCGAACTGGGTGCTGGTGATTTTCCTGGAGTTGAGCAACCGTCCGAGCGGTGTGCCCCATACGGCATCCTTCAGGCCATCCCCGGCGGCATCGAC